AACCTGGACGTTTTTGTAGGCCAGCAACAAGCGAAGCCCATCCGTTCTCCATCTCAGTACAAGAGTTTTGCAATCGGAGTGCTGGGGGCTGCTGACTGACACCGTTGAACATATTCGGCATAACGCCAGCAACGAGAGCCATTAGTAAGTCCTCCTGACTGGGGCATATCTGCCCACCATAGAATATGTGGAGTAGCTATCTGTAAGTACATTGTAGTCTGCTGTCTCTGCTTCTTCATGCTGAAGGAGACCCCAAGCCTGTTGCTCGTCTGCTCTGTTAAATTTAGACAGAGAGTCAGACCCTAGAGTACGCTCTTGAAATACCCGAATAGAGCGAACAGTGATATACCTACGGGCTGCTTCCGGTAGGTCATCAAAGTCGAGACCTACAGTAAGTCTTAATTTTAAGGCTTTAGTGAATTTATAACTGTTTTCCTTACGGTCATACAGCTTCATACCACGCTGAATAACATCGGTAGATACATCTTCCTGTACAGTGTCTACACGGAATGCATTAGCTGGGAGCTTAATTTCACTATTGATATCTGGTTTTAATGTATGAACTTCGGAGTTCCAGTGCCAGCCGTGGGTCTGTACCTCACGGGACACCTCATCGATAATCGAGGAGGCAACCTGAGCGTCAACCTGAAGTCCTGTTAGAGATGCCACTGGAGCTTCGCCTATATTAGATAGACAGGCATTCACAGCTTCCAGTTTAGTAGTTGGGACAAGTGCCATATTAACCTCTTAGTAAAAAAGAGAGACACCCGAAAGTGCCTCTCTAATTGTTAGCTTAGGCAGACTGAATCTGCACAGCAGCTTCATTGCGAAGGACACCATGCCCGACCGCATATTTCGCCACAAGTAATGTCCCCTGCCGACGAATATCATATTCGCTCTCGGTGGCAAGATCCATCAGCTTCACAGTACCAGCAGCAGATGGGTGGAATACCAATGCTGTGGTGTTAGAAGCGTCAACGGCCTGACGGGTTGAAGTACCAGCGTCAACACCAGTTGTGATGTTGGTAGTAGGTAGGTTGTTTGACTTCAGGACATTGATGCCAGCAACTTGCATGACCTTACCAGCAGCGGTTGAGCCATTACCTGTGTTACCAAAGTCAACATTGATAACCTTTGAGCTGTTAGCCAGCAGATAGTACTGCTCAGGCTTCACAACTACATAACGGTTATCTTCAGGTACGTTCTTCTCATCTAGAGCCTGAGCTGCATCGAAGATAGCTGCAATGAGGTCGTCAGCAACAGTACCAGAAGTAGCTGAAGTGATAACCGTACCAACCATATCAGTTTCACCAGTTACTGTAGGTGTTGAGGCATTAGCGGCCTGAATGACGGTCTGCAAGATGTGCTTATCCATCTGGTTAGCCAGCGCAATACCCATCTCACGAGAGTACACTGAACGAACATCGTAGTGGTTCTTAGCTTCATCGATGTTAGCAATGAAGGTAGAAGCCAGCAGGAGGTCGTTAATAGTGATAACCTTCTCTGAGTGGTTGATGCTGTCACCAGTGATTTCATCACCTGGAGTATGGTAAGCGGCAGAAGTGCGACCCATTACTGGGAACTGAGCAGACTTACCGTTTGCAATTGTACGAACTTGGTGCTTGTCCATCATGACGGTCTGCTGCTCAAATGCAGTCAGTACTTCGCCAGAAAAGACTTTAAGGAACAAGGCGTCCTTATCTGAGCCACCATTATTTGCGCCTAAGCGCGAAGGAGTAGCATTAGCCATTTTTGTTGTACCTCTATTGTACGAGTTAAAATTAAGGGGTTAACCTCAGATTACTCGCCACCTTTCCTTCGAGGTTGTTCTCCGCAGAGAGCCAAAAAGTACAAATGGTCTGTTTTCTTTAGGTCTTCATGCCTCGGTTTTCACTCCGAGACATGACTGAAAGGTTACTAGATGCATTATTAAGAGTGTTACGGTCTTTGTGGTGTACGTCTTTTCCGTCACCCTTCCGAGCCATTCCCTTCCTAATCATTAAACGACGAGCTGCATTTCGTCCTGCCCGTCGCTTCTTCTGCTCGGGCTTGGAATGGTAATCAGCGTATTCTGCTTCATAATCCCTAGCCATTCTAATATCCTTTACATAATGTTTGAGCGAGACAGTTTGGCTGCGACTTGATCACGGAACGCAGGATCAGAACTGTATCGTGGGTCTGCCATATCTGCTTTCATTTGAGCTAGGCTCGAATAAGCATCGGCAGATGGGCGTGATTGACCAGCTAAGTTTCGTGCTGGTTCAACACCTCTTTGAGCCTCATACATTGATCTGAGACCCTGAACGGCAAACATGGTTTCTTCCATGTCACCGCTATTCACTGCTCTGTTGAAAGCATCAATCTGCCCTTCGGATAGATTATCGCCAGCCCAATCAGTCATAGCTTCATAGCTATCCTGACCGCCAACAGAGTCATAAACTTGATTTGTAGTTGTGGATAATAAAGCTTGCTGTCCCTCAATATAGCTATCTACTAAATTTCTTGGGATACCAGCTTTCTCTAGCTGTTCATAAGATGCATCAGCCAATCCATCATTAGTCCAAAACTCTTGACTGAGTGCTTCAAAATCTAAGCCAGCTTGTTCCACAGCTTCACGAGCGACCTCTTCAGATGCCTCTGCATTACTATCTTGAACACTCTCGCTCTCAGTTGATTGGCGTGATTTTGTGTATTCTGACTGTAATTCAGCATAGGCTTTTTCTAGTTCCTCGTATGAATCAAATTTACCTAATATTTTTTCTTCACCAGAAGAAGATGACTGCGCCTCGTCTTGAAGCGCAGCCTGTTCTTCCAATGATGGATTATTTTCTTGGGGGTCAATATTAACCGTTTCCGTTGCCATCATTTAATCCTTGTTGTGCCATTCTCATAGCTTCGGGAGTGGCTTTCTCAGCCATGCGTCCCATCGTTTCATTCATCATCATTTGCTGTTGAGCTTCGGCCTGTGCCTGTTGCTCTGCCATGATATCTTCTTCTGTCTTGACCAGACCATCCATATCAATGCCTAAAGCTGTACCAATACGGGTGATGTAGTCCCCAACATTCATATATTGTGCTACGGCCTCTGCCCCGATGGGCTGTAGAGCCTGTAAAAATGCATTATATTTGTTGAGGTCATGACCACGACCTAGAGCTTCCAATCCAGTAACAATAGCTGGCCTTACGATACCCTTCGGTAATTCAGGTAATCTCTTGGCCTTTGTCATCCTGTCCATTAGACGGTTTACTAATGGGAGCTGGAACTCTTGCGATAAAATAGAATAAACACCGCCAAGAGCATCCTCTAGCTCCTTAGCCATGAAGCGTACTTCTTCGGCAGTCACACGTTCACCTGAACGCTGGACAGCACTATTCATGAGGAAAGCATAAGATAGACGCTCAGTGATTGAACGTACAGTATCGTAGGCTACCCTCATGTCTGCATACTTTTGAGTTTGTAGTACAGACACCTCATTAGAGTTACCAGCTACAATAGCGCAGTTCTCGGCTTGAGCAATGTCACGCATCCTAGTAGTACCATTAGGGTTAACCATGAATAGTACTTTAGCTGATGCGGCAGATGCCTCTACAATCGCCTTAGAAAGCCCCTCAAGGCTAATAAGGTCTCCGAGGTACTCTTCAACGTAGGAACGTCCATAGTCCTCACCGTCGATCCTAGTCCACCGGAGGGGTAACATAGGTGACTTGTCGATAGGCCAGCTACCAGCAGAACCTGGAATTACTTGTCCCTTTAGTTCTTGGTATAGACGCCATCTATTACCATCTAAATAAAAATGGGTGTATAGAGCTACCTTGTCTTTGTAGCTTTCTTTAACATTGCTATTCAGGTCACTACCTAAAAGCTCTAGTTCTTTTTCTTCTAATACAGCAGGGGAGATTTCTTCTTTGGTAATAATTTCTAGAACATTACCGTAGGGATCACGTTTAACGACATAGCTATCTAGTCGGAATACACGGATGCCACCAGACTTGGGGAGATAAACTAGGACATTACCAGCAACAATAAGGTGCTTCAGTGCCTCAAAGATTGGAGAGCGTAGACCTGATGTTTCAATCTCAGTCATTACTGACCGTTCAATCTGGTTCAAGGCTTCTTCAACTTTAGCACGGGCATTATCTTGCCCAGTAAGTTCTACTAGTGTCTGGTCGTCTACTTGAAGACGAAAGAAGGGGGAATTTGGGGGCAGGAGGGAGAGCAGAAGTTTTGAGGCTAGGTTATTTACACCCCTAGCCCCAATACCTTGATAAGGAGTTCTGTATTCTGTAGCCGAGCTATGACCGCTAGGAGGAACTAAAGTTGGTATAGTTACCTCAGAGCAATCTCTAGCTCGGTTAAGAAACATTTCTCGCTCAACGGCAAGCTGCTCGTACCGTCCTGCACAGGTCTTACCGTTGTGCATAATTTTAGACTCCTACGCCACCTGTTGAGCTACCGCTTTGACCGCCAGTGATTGACAGGCCAGAACTACGATAAGGTTTAGTACCACCTTTTCTACCACTCTTATTACGCTTTGCCCGTTCCTCATCAGCAGTAACTGCCTCTGTGGGTGCGCCCTGATCCAATACTGGAGGAGGTGGTGGTGGAGGAGGTGGAGGTGGTGGAGGAGCTGGTGCTTTGTTAGACATACACATCACATATTCTCCAGAATATTTTCATTTTGTTGATTGTGAACCGCCCTGAGATGACGGGCTACCGAGGCAGCCCCAGCTTTGAACCAAACTGTCTTTTCATCATCTTCAAGTGTTGGGCAGCGATCTGGAAACATCCGCTCGACATAATCGAGCAGAGGTTCGTCTACTACTGGTAACTTAGACACCACATGATCCTCCTGTTCCACTTATGTCACAGATGTCGTGGGTCTCAATACCTTCTTCAAACTCAGTACCCAGCTTATCCACTGCTTCAGAGTACGAAACAGAGACCAATGGTTGGCCTCCCCTCGCACCGTCGGGATATACTGTGAACCCTCTGAGCCTATGGGCATAGGATGCCAAAGTGTTAGCAAAATCATTTACTGTATCCTCGTTATTTAGTTTGCTACCCCATGAAGGCAGATTGATTGTAGAGGAGATAGACATATCGACGTAGTCTTGGACATCAGCTTGGAACATCATGCGACGCTCGTAATCTTCAGCTAAGTCTAGAGATGACTCAATCTTGTTTGGGTCAGCTCCATACATATCAATAAGTTCCTGAGCAGCCGAGTCTACGACGTACTGGTAGTGCCAGCGATTTTGACCTTTTAGGTATCTACGTTTATATGCGACAGCAAAGATAGGTTCTACGCCTGTAGAAGTCCCAGCAAGAATACCAATACTGCCAGTAGGAGCAATTGCCCTGTTAGCAACTGGACGGGATATAGAAAGACAATCCGCAAATTCTCTACTAGTTTTATCAGACTGTCCTTTATATATAGATAACCACTGGTGAAGCTCGGAGGTAACTTCATATCTGTAACCTTTCTTGATTAACCATTCATGCATACCCATCAAGCCTAATCCTAGCCGACGGTTCTTTTCCCTTGTTTCATAAACAGCACGGTACGGAAGTTTAGCTTGCAGTGTCCCACAAATCAGAAACTTGGTTGCAAGGTCTACGATATTTCTAAATTCTTTAATATCATCGACGCGACCTAAGTTGATGCTTCCAAGATTACATACATCTGAGTCATCGGCTGAAGTAACCTCTGTACAGGCGTTTCTGAGAGTTTCGTTTTCTTTATCAAAGAAGTTGAAACTGAAACCTGGCTCTGCTGATTTTAAGGCTTGACGCACGTTTTCTTTAAATACGTCACCAACATCACCAGTTTCCCAATAGCCTAACAACCAGTCAGTGTCATAGTTCACACTGATGTTGGTCATGTCTAATGGGGCAGGAAAGTTGAAGTCTTCTTGCTTAATATCCCATAGGGATTTACCTGTGCTACCAACAGGCATTGATTGCCAGTCTTTTGCTTTCAGGAAGTCCTGAATGTCACCATGCTTCCAATTTAGAGAAGCATAGATAGCTGACCGACGACTACCGCCCTGCATTACCCGACGACCAATCTCATTGATCATGTTCATCTTGGTAACAGAGCCGGAAGCTTGTCCACCAGTTCTGCTGATGGTTGCTCCTGCTGGACGGTACACACTATAATCGACACCAATGCCACCACCAGTCATAAGGCAGCTTTCAGCTTTCCATGACAGGTTAGCCCAGTCCTCACGGGTATCCTCTTCTGCTTTCAATAGATAGCAGTTGTTGAAGAACTTGTTAGGACGCCCAGCGTAATATAGATATCTACCACCGGGTATGAACTTGAGTTCTGTGATGTATTGTTGAAGTTGCGACATATCGGTCACAGACATATGCTCTGAGCATACATCTTTCACTAGCGTCTTAGCTAGGTCTGCCCATGTCTCACAACCGTCGTGTGCG